AAGCCGTAAACGCGGGCTTAACGCCCGCTTTAACTTGGTTAAAAACATATAGTGGGGATACTTCTGTCTATACCCCTGTAGACCCCTACAGCTACTGGAGAGAAGATTTGGAAAGAAACCTAAACCCCGAAGAAGCCAGAAAAGAATTAATCAACCTGGTCCGCCAAGGGCGGACTATTGCAGATGCTCTAAAGGTTATTGGTCGCTCTCGCTCTTGGTATGATACACAACGGCGCGAAGCTGAAGGCTTCGCTGCCTTTATAGATAACGCTCGGTTAAGAACATCTGACCTCGCCGACGAAGCTCGGTCAGGTCTATCTGACTTTGCAGAGTTCTCTGAGAAATACCTGGGAGCCAAAGTCTGGGACCACATGCTCAACGTTGTTGACATGCTGGAAGGTAAAGAACCTCGTTGGTTACATTCAGCAATGACATACGAAAAAGGGTCGGCGGGCTTGTCCCGCCTCTTGGTAAACGTTCCACCAAACCATGCCAAGACCATGACCATTACGATTAACTACGTTACCTATCGCGTAGTTAAGAATCCTAATATCAACGTAATCGTTATCTCCAAAACCCAAGAGCAAGCGAAGAAGTTTCTCTACGCTATCAAGCAACGTCTGACTCATCCTCGGTATGCAGACCTACAAGCAGCTTTTGGTCCTACCGATGGTTACAAAGCTACCGCCGACATGTGGTCGGCTAATAAAATTTATCTGGGTGCAGATGTCCGCGAATCAGATGCTAAAGACCCTACCGTCGAAGCTATCGGTATGGGCGGGCAAGTCTATGGAGCACGTGCCGACTTAATCGTCCTTGACGACGTGGTTACTCTTTCCAACTCTGCGGAGTGGGCTAAGCAGCAAGAGTGGATTAGACAGGAAGTTGCCTCTCGTCTACCACCAGGAGGCGGACAACTACTAGTTGTCGGAACTCGTGTATCTGCTACCGACCTATATAAAGAACTTCGCAACACGCAACATTACACGGATGGAATTGTTCCGTGGTCATATTTGTCCATGCCTGCCGTATTAGAATACGCAGACGACCCTAAACAGTGGAAGACACTGTGGGGCAAGTCAGAGCAACCCCTCACTGAAGATGATACTCCAGATGAGAATGGATACTTTGATAGATGGACTGGACCGCGTCTTACTGCGGTCCGCAATGAGGCTGGACCATCTAAATGGTCTTTGGTTTACCAGAACCTCGATATCGCAGAGAATGCAATCTTCGACCCGATGTGCGTCAGAGGCGCAGTTAATGGAATGAGAAAGTCGGGTGCGCTAGTTGCAGGCGCTGCTGGTCATCCTGATAATGCTCAGAACTTCTATCGCATTATTGGTATAGACCCCGCCATGTCTGGTGACACGGCAGCAGTTGCTTACGCAGTCGACCGCAGAACACACAAGCGCTATGTCATGGACGTTCACGTCATGAGCAGCCCCACACCTGCAGCGATTCGCACTCTGATTCGAGAATGGACTGATGCTTACAAGCCTCACACCGTCATCGTTGAATCCAATGCGTTTCAGCTTTTCTTGACACAAGACGAAGAGATTAGAAACTTTTTGTCTACTCGCGGTATTAACTACCGCCCCCACTACACAGGTAACAATAAGCAAGACCCAGAGTTTGGTGTAGCTTCTCTGGCTCCATTGTTTGGAACCGTAACCAAGCGTGACGGAAACAATAATAACTTAAAGCATGCTGGCGATAACATAATCGAACTGCCAGACTCTTCACGTAATGAACATATTAAGAAACTGATAGAACAGTTGGTTGTTTGGCAACCAGGAGTTCAGGGTAAGAAGCTCAAGATGGACGCTGTGATGGCGCTCTGGTTCTGTGAGATTGTAGCTCGTGACGTTCTATTAACTTCAGCTGGTATACCAAACTTTTTAAAGAATGAATTTACTCCCCAGAAGCAAATCGAAGATAGATACATTGTAAATCTAGACGATTTAGCTGCTGCACAGCGAATAGCGAGATTGTGATAATGAAAGAACTTGTAAATGCATATGAGCAATTAAAGGCTCGTAATGCTGAGCGCGATAAGCGCATGCGCGAAGTTGCTTTGGTTCGGTCAGGTAATGCCGACCAAGTATTTCGTGGCTTGTTTCCAGAAGGAACTTGGTCTAAACCTATTATCGCCAACCTAATTGACGTGGTTGCTCGTGATGTTTCTGAACAGGCGGGTGTATTACCTACCATAACAGCTGCTGGAGATTCATCCCTTGATGATTCACAGCGAACCAAGGCTGATAAAAGAACTAAAGTTGCAAATTATTATGTTGCTGCATCTCGTCTTGGAACAGAGCTACTGCGTGGCGCAGACCAGTTAGGAACATACGGATTCTGTGTATTCCGAGTTGAACCTAACTTCAAGGAAAATAGACCGCACATCCATGTTGAAAACTCTATGGGTGCGTATTACGACATGGACAGGTTCGGAGAAGTATCTGTTTATTGTCGTTCGTATTACCGCAAAGCTGGAGATTTAGCAGCTAAGTTTCCAGAACTAGCAGACAAGATTCTACAGACAACAGCATTCGGTAGAACCGATTCAAACGAACTCCTAGAAGTCGTTCGTTGGACTGACAAGAATCGCACAGTTATGTTTATACCAAGTCGTGGAGGTGCAATCCTTGCCGAAACACCAAACAAAATCGGTCGAGTCCCAGTTGCAATTGCTCAGCGCCCTTCGCTGGATGGTGAAGTCCGAGGCTCGTTCGACGACGTTCTTCCTGTATATGCAGCTAAGGCGCGACTTGCGCTCCTCACTATGGAAGCTGTTCAAAAATCTGTTGAAGCTCCTCTGGCTCTACCCACCGATGTTACTCAACTATCTGTTGGTCCAGACAGTGTCATTCGTTCGAACAGTCCTGAGAAGATTCGTCGTGTTAATCTTGACGTTCCTCAATTTGCGTTCGCGGAGAACAATGTTCTAGCCGATGAAATGAAACTTGGAACTCGCTTTCCTCAAGCACGTGCAGGACAAGCAGAAGGTTCTATTGTTACTGGTCAAGGTGTCAAGGCACTTATGGCTGGATTCGATTCACAAATTAAAGTTATTCAATCAATCCTTGGCGAAGCAATCGGTGAGGCAATCTCTATCGCATTTGCTACCGATGAAGCATACTTCCCAACGCTATCTCGTGAAGTATCTGCAACAGCCAATGGCGTTCCATATAAATTAAAATACAAACCATCAATCGATATCAACGGCAATTACGGCGTAACAGTTGAATACGGATTGATGGCAGGACTTGACCCTAACCGAGCATTGGTATGGGGTCTACAAGCACGAGGCGACAAGCTAATCTCACGAGGAATGCTACGTCGTAATCTACCAATTTCGCTCAATGCTGGAGAAGAAGAGCGAGCAATTGACATTGAAGAGATGCGTGATTCGTTGAAAGCATCTATTTCACAGCTTGCAGCTGCGATTCCACAAATGGTTTCGCAAGGACAAGACCCAATGTCACTTGTTGAAAAGATGGCAACTGTTATCGACGAGCGCAAGAAAGGCACACCACTTGAAGAAGCGGTAGCCAAAGCGTTTAAGCCAGAACCAGCACCACAAGCACCACAAGAACCACAAGCACCAGCAATGGGGCAACCAGAACAACGAGCAGGTATGGGTGGCGAAATGCCACAGATGCCACAAGGTAGACCTGCAATGCAGGAACTACTAGCAGGATTGACTGGTTCAGGCAATCCAGTTCTCGCAGGACGAGTAACTCGACAAATACCAGCATAACTAAGGAGAAAAAATGTTTGGAAAGCAAGGAAAGGCAGCGAAAGCTCCAGTTCACCCAGGACACGCAGGCAAGAAGAACGGCGGTAAGGGCGTAGGACTAGGACAGGTTGCAAAGCCAGCTGCAGTTAAAGGCATTAAAGGCAACAACAACAAGATTAAGTAAAGGATAACCATGGCGAAGAAACCGTATAAGTATCGCCAAGCCAAGAAAGACGCTAAACCTGCAGCAAAGAAAGCTTTTCCAGGAAAAGTAAAGGCTGCACGTAAAGACATCACAGGCAAGATTACTGCTGAAGATAGACTAGCGCTCAAGGATATGGCTGATACTGCCAAGAAAGAACTTGGCAAGAAGGCTTATCTAAGCAAGGCTGAATATAATGCTATGCAAAAAGCGGAACTTGAAAAATTCCAGCAATCTATGGCAGATGAATTTGGCGAATACGCTGGCAAAAAAGCAGGAGATGGAGATAAGCCTGCTAAATCAGAAGTTAAAGTAACTGATAAGCGCACACCTCTTGAAAAGAAAGCGTCTAAGAAAGCTGCAGCTAAAGAAGTCAAGAAGAACACTAAGAAGTTTGTTCAAAAAGGCTCTAAGACAGTAGTGGATACACCTGTATCTAAAGGTGGACCAGTAGAAAAAGCGCTTAAGGCTGAGAAGAAGATGACTCGTGCAGAGAAGTCTGCTGCTAATAAAGCAAAGTGGGCAAAGATGACACCAGCAGAACGCAAAGCCTGGGCATCGCAACGTCAAGTAGGTAATGCACCTGCTAAACAATCTATCAAGATTGATAAGAAAGAACTAAAAGCAGGAGTTGAACAATATAAGAAAGACTTCCCAGAGCGCTTTACTAAAAAGCCAGAAGGTAAAGCAGCTGTAACAAAGCGTGTAACGCTTGCAGACCTTAAGAAGAATGAAGCTAAGGGTCTGGAAGAAGCCAAGGCACGTGTTGCTGCTAAGAATAAGGCTCTTGCTAATTCTGCTAAAGGTAAGACTCAAACACCACAAGCAGTAGAAGCAAAGAAGCAGGCTGCAGCAAAGCCAGAAGGCAAGCCAGCAGCAAAGAAGGCAACACCAAAGAAGTTTGCAAAAACTCGTGCAGTTGGTCGCGGTGGTGTATACGGTGCGGTTGCAGGTGAACTAGTTAGCTTAGCTAAAGGTTCAACTAAAAAAGACTTTAATGAAATCAATCGTCTTGAAGCAAAGCTTGCATCTCTTACTGGAAAAAATAAGAGCAAGGCAACATCTGCTCGTCAAGGAGCACAGCAACAGTTATCTCAACTTGCAGGATTAGCAACCATGGGAGTTGTTGGAAAAACTCGTCGTCAACGTATGGATGAGTTAAACAACTTAATCGGTAAAGCTGAAACAAAGAAGGCTAAGGAAAACAAGGGTCTTCGTTACGGCAAGATGGGCGAATCACTAGTCCCAGGAACTGCAGCATATAAAGCTGGTTCTAAGACAAGACCAACAGTATCTTCTACTGGCGGTGGTTCAACTACTAAAGTTGATTCAAGTAAATATACCGTGAAGAAGGGCGATACCTTGTCAGGTATTGCAAAAACTGCAGGAGTATCTTTATCAGAACTCCGCGCAGCGAACCCTAGCATTATGAAAAATAAAAAGTATAAGCAGGGTTCAATGATTTGGTCAGGAACAAAGGTTAATATTCCAAAGAAGTAGGTAAATAAATGTCAATGATGCAACCTTCGGGTCCAGGTCCATTCGCAAAGCGAACAGACCGCCAGGGAGTTAAGCGACTTCCTAACGCCGAATACGGCGAGCAGAAGCAATTCCAAGCAGAACAAGCAAGCGCACCGATGGCAAAGTCACCTACACAACAAATGCCACAAATGAATCCGTCGGCAAATGTCGTTCCTTTAACAGCAGCCACCCAGCGACCAGATGAACCTGTAACCGCTGGTGTGGATGCTGGTCCTGGTCCTGGCTCAGAAGTGCTAGGTCTTAAAACACCAGTAGATAACCAATTAAAAGATTTAACCAAGTTGGGTAAGTATCTACCATTAATGATGCAGTTTGCGGATTCTCCAGATTCAACTGGAACCATGAAAGCTTTTGTTAAATATTTACGGAGTCAATCAGAATGAAGATACTCAAGAAGTTCGAAGAGAACCTTGAATACCTTGGATTTGAAATGGCTCCGATTGCTTGGGATTTAGCCAAGTTTCCTTTCGAATCCGATGATGACCGACTTTCAGTATTAGAGGAATTAACGGCTAAGGAGGCTACACCTAATGTCCCTAACAGAATGGTGGAGTGACCCTTCCGTAACACAAACCCCTGAGAAGACACCAAAACTTTCTAAGGTTGACAAGTTCAAGAAAGAACAAGACACCACAAAAGTTGGCAAAGTTGAACAGGCTATTGTTCCTAAAGTAATGGGAGCTATTGAAGCTGGAAGTAAGAAGCCAGTGCTTGGCAGGATTATTAATCCTGCAATGGATTTACTTGGCTTTATTGGTGAAAAGGTTGTTCAGCCAATAACTCAAACAGTTTCTGCTGGACTACTTACACCACAAGCCATGGCTAAAGGCAAAGGTGGGGTAACCGAAAGTTACCGTTATTCAAAGAAACAAGCTGAAAAGATTTCAATGGGGCAGGCAGCAGCTAGCGCTGTTGGAAAACTTACATCTCCTGTTCTTGGCAAGGTAAGCCAAACATCTTTTCTTCAAGAAGATTTTGATGTATTTAATGAGCGTCAACGAGATAGAGCATTCCGTGATGAGTGGGCTGGAATCGTTGCATCTGGAGTTACAGATTTAGCACTTGCTGCATTTGGCACTAAGGGTGCTGGTATTGCCGTTCGTGGTGCTGGAAAAAAAGTAGTAGGTCCAAAGCGTCTTGCTACTACAGATGACATGGATGTCTTCAGAACAGAACTTGAAGATATTGTGGCACAAAAAGATTTGCCAGTAGAACAACAGACCAGAACTGGTTTGTCTGTATTGGTAGATGACGCTGTTAATGAAACAAACTTAACTAAGCTTGCTTCTAATCCGCTAATATCTGAAACATCTAACCCATATCGAACAGCAACAATTATTTCAAGATTGGATAATCACCAAGACGTGGCTGATTATCTGCTCGCAGAACGTGGAGATACCGCTGCCTTTCAGCGTTTCTTTGAACGTCGTCCGCTAGAAGCAGACCATCTTGATAACTATGGAATCAAGGACGCAAAGCCAATAACAAACTTTGCAGAGATTGGTTTGGATGCAATTGACCCAGCAATGGTGTCAAGGTTTCAATCAATCATTGATGCCAAGAAAGCCGAAGACCCTAACTTTGCTCGCGCCTTAGATGACTTCATGGAAAAGGCACGTGCTGGCGTTATTGAAAGCTATCGTCCAGGACGATTTGCTGCGCTAGAACAAATTGGTTTAGCGAAGAAGAAAATTAAATCTCAAGCGCTATACGGCGACCTAAAGATGTTTGGTCAAGATGCTGATGGTGGCTGGAAAACTCAGGTTTACCAGACACGCACATACGATAGAGTTATTCGCACTATTGCTTGGGTTGGCTCAGGTCGTCCACAAGGTTACATCAACATATCTAACCCACGTAAGTTTGAAGCAGCCAATGACTTACTATCTGACCTAAACCGTTTGCAGTTTCTTAAAGGAGCAGAGGGCGCTAAGTATAAGCGTCGTATGGTCGAGATGTTTCTTGATGCACAAAGCGATACACAACGTGCTATCGCACTTGGTCGTATTGAAGAAAGCGTCATGGGTCGCCTTGCTAAGCACTACGGTGTCAACGATATGCAAGATATTGCCAACGTTCAAGACGCTGTAAAGCAGATTAAGAACTGGCATATTCGTATGAACCAGAGCCGAGATAGCATTAAAGAATATGCTGTTAAGAATGGTTTTGTTCCAGACGAGAATGGCGGAATCAACGTCCAGAACTTCTTGTCTGTATCCAACGAAGCACAGAATTTACCAATGCTTGACTTCCGTAGACTTGAAACCGAAGTTATCTTCAACGCTCGTCGCGTTGCAGGTAAAGGTGCAAAGGTTAGTGAAGGTCAGTTCTATGGCGCTGTAGCGTCAAGAACTGCTATGAATATTGGTCAGTTCCTTGACTTAGCAAACATGGTGTTCAGCAACTTGAACTTGCTTCGTCTTGCATACATACCTAAGAACTCAATGATAGACCCATTTGCTCGTGCAAGTATGGCTCTTGAATCAATGGAACTTGTAAAGAATGCTTTGCCTGGAGTAGACAACATTGTCTACAACGCTGGTCTTCTAAAAGAATCTGCAAAGAAGTGGGTTCCAGGAAGCCCTGCATCCAACGCTCGTAAGCAAGCCAAGGCTGCACAATTTCGTGTAGAAAAATATAGAGCAGACTTAGAGCCAAAGATTACAGCTCATAAGAAAGCTGAAACTAAGTATGATGACTTAGATAAGTCGCTTACAAAGTTAATTGCTGCACGTGATAAGGCTAAAGACAAAGCTATGAAGAGCAACGATGTTGCTGTTCAAAATAAATATTACGATTTAGAAGACAAGGTCAACGAACTACAGTCTAAGGTAGATGACGCATACGATGAGATGAGTCGCCTTGGTGACCACATTAATGGTATTTCTAAGTTGATTGACAGTGAACGCAAAGACTGGATGGACTACGCTGAAGCGCAAGGAAATCTTAAGCAAAAAAAGTTGCTTGGTCAAGAAGCGGAAAAGATTGACGTCGACGGTCAGACATATACAATCCAAGGATTAGCTGACCCTAACGTTCGTGGCGCTAGCGCATACATGTCAGAGATTGACACCGCTACTAACTTTTATTCTGCATCACTGCAGTCAGAAATCTCTCGTCGCTTAAGAGCAGACGGAGCCCGCTTTGTAAAGATTAAGCGTAAAGACCGCGAAGAGTATATGAATGCTCTTGCACATATCGCCAACAGGCAGGTTCGCAACGAACTAGATATGCCAGTTGGTTGGATGATGAAAGGCGAAAAGTCCAACGCGGAAATCTTACAATGGCTTTATAGCCCAGCTGGTAAAGAATACAGACTGCGTATCTCAGAACGTTTTGGCGATGACATGGAAGCATGGGTAAGCCAGACAAGAGAAAAGCTTTACGCAATGTATCCAGATGAGAACCTGCGAAAGACTATTACCGAACGAGATGTTACATACCAAGAGGTCGACGCTACGCTTTATGGTAGAACCGACTTGCTTGAAGAAATTGATGGACCAAGCTTAAAGCTTTCTGACCTGACTGGCTCAGAAAGAATCCTTGCTCGTATAGGTGCAGGAACTGACTTTGCCTGGAACGTTCTTTCCAAGTCTGAAACAAGACTAGTTCGTAACCCTCTGTTTTTATCATACGCACGTGATGAAATGAAGACTCTTATCCAAGCAGCAAAACGTTCTAACATAGATGTTAGCGATGCTGTAGTTAATAATGAGATTCGTCAAGTTGCATACCGTAAAGCACTAACTAGAGTAGAAGAAACACTTTACTCATCACGTCGCTTAACCAACGGTATGTATACAGCACGTTATGCGATGAGCTTCCCCTTGGCTTTCTTTAACTCACAAGCAGTTGCGCTTCGCTTAATGGCTCGCAACCCAATGAATGCTTATTGGTATAACAGTATTCAGCAAGCATTTGATAACTACCAAGCTTATGAAGACCAAGATGGAAACACCTACTCTTCAATTAAGGATGTTCCAGAGGGAGTTGCGGTTAGCGTTAAGTATCCGCTTCCATTTGGAAACAAGCTTCCAGATTGGGCAAAGACAGCACTTAAGCCATACACAGACCCACGTGGTGGCGGTGTCAGATTTAATCCTAAGCAAATGGAGTTCATGGTTGCCGACCCATCCATCTCTTGGTTTGGAACTGCAACGATATCTGAAATCATTGATAACGGATTTAGCGCTGGTCCATGGAAGCTTTACGGTGAGCAAGTAGCGTTATCGCTACGTGAAACATTAGGCGATGACGTATATGAATCAAGCGTTCTATACGGTGGCTATCCAGTAGAAGGTAAGAACTTTGCCGAGAAGGTAAAGAACACCATGGTTCCTGGATACCTTCAGTCGTTAATCGACTCAGGTAAGTTGCCTTATCCAATCCGCACAGCATTCTCGCTTATTGGACTTGAGAAGAGTGAGCGATTTACTGATGAGGTTTATGCTCAATGGCGTAAAGGATTTGCAGATTGGGTGGCAGAAGGTCGTGTTGGTTCACCTCCAACTATGGAAACTGCTGCTAAAGCAGCAGGCAACATGGCGTTCATTCGTTCTGTTGTTCAATTCAATGCACCTATCTCAGCAACCTTTGACCCAGTAACACGTGCTGCTACTGCATATTATGCAGACCTAGTAGAGATGGCAAATGGCGATTACGACATTGCCCAAAAGGTTATGCAAGACGAGTGGGGAATTGATTCCATGGCACTCGTCGGCTCTAACCAGAAGAACATCTCAGGTTTAGCTGCAACATTTAATGATATTAAAGTTCTACGCAAGAACACAAAGTTGCTTGCAGAGGTTGGCAATATTAATACCATGTATGCAGGAATGCTTTCGTCTGGATATGGCGACATTGCTGGCACTGGTAGTGGACCAAACGATTATTCAACAGAAGTAGCATCTATCTACAAGAAGATGAAGTTTCCTGGTGGATTTAATAACGTTATTACTCAGAAGAGAAGCGATGAAGAGGTGCAGAGAGCAGCTCAATCTCGCGTTGGCTGGGCTGAATACCAGAAGGCTGTTGACTGGCGCAATGCCATGATGAAGCAATATGGAATCTCATCAACCTATGAGGCTAGGTATGAATACTCTGGCATCAAGCGAGTCTTTGATGACATGGTAGATACTGTTGAACAAGATTTTCCAAAGTGGTCAGAGGAAAGAATCCAAAGCCGTAAAGATTATTGGAATGGGGCAATCCCTGCAATCGAAAAAATTGCCAATGATGTTAATTGGAGAACTTACGCATACTCAACTGGTAATACCAAGTGGGAAGAAATTGCTTTCTGGGTTGGTAAAGCTCGTAACTTTAAAGACGAGTATGACCGTCCAAACAATAGTGACGAAAGGAAGTTGAGATTGAAGCAGAACTTTGCTCAATTCCATTATGACTTCCTACAGACAGCATCAGAAGAATTTGATGCCTTCTCTACAAGATGGTTGAACAACATGCCAGAACTAGATACAGAATTCGTGGTGACAGAGTGAAGAAACCTAATCGTAAAGATTATCCAAAAGGCACAGTAGGAACTAAACAATATAACGAAGACATGATTGCTTTTGAGCAATGGGTTAAGAACGAAGAAGCTAAAAAGAAACTAAACATTTCTCCTATTAAGCTTCCTGGTATTGACCCAGAGGCTGGCATTAATGACGTTCAGGCTAAATCTTGGTTTAAGTATGGTGCTGCTACCGCTAAAAAGGGAACAGAAGCCTATAAGTATTACCAAAGATTTATCTCTATATTGCAAAAGTCTGGTATACCTAAAACAAAATGGCAATCAGTTTGGAACGATGCTGTTGATTGGGTAGGAACTCCTGGCTCTGGCGCAACTGGCGACCCATCTATGTATCTCAATGTGTTCAATCCAGGAGATTACACTGGTGGAACTGGTAGCACAAAGAAGTATGGAACTTCTAAGCAACGAACAGAAACCACTATTCAATACAGTGCATCAAATGCTGCCGACTATATTGGCAAAACATTTGAACAAGAGATAGGTAGAACAGCTACCAAAGAAGAAATTGATGCCTACATCAGAGGTGTTAATGCTGCTGCCAAAAAGGAACCAGGTATCTACGAGGGAACAACCACTAATGCTCCAGGCAAGGGTGGGCTTCTAGAAACAACAACAACCAAGGCAACTAGCACAACTCCTTTTGACCCTGCTGTGTATGCACAAAACTTTGCTAGAAGTCGTCCAGATTTTGCAGAATCTTTTGCAACCAAGAACTTTCTAAAACTTATTGAGGGTCTTCTTAAAGACCCTAATGCTATTGGAACGGTGGTAAATGATGGCAGGTAAATATACCGTCAAAAAGGGTGACACTCTTTCTAAAATTGCTGCTGCTAATAAAACAACTGTAGCTGCTATTAAAAAAGCAAACCCTGTTCTTACTACTAATCCCAAGTATAACGGTGGCAATACAATTTTCTCTGGCACTAAGTTAGCAATTCCAGGTAAGACTACAACAACTAGCACTGCTAAGCCTAAGACTGGAACAACCACATCTAAAGCAAATGGCACTGGCACTAATACTGGAACAAGCACTGGCACTAATACTGGAGCCAATACAGGATTTTACACAGCGGGTATATCTGGTTCAATGAACCAGTCACCTGTGTATTCAACAGGTCGCGACACATTATCAATGGCTCAGTTGCAAGCCCAGTTCGGTATTACGGCTGCGGTTATTGCAAACCAACCAAGCTTATTGGCTGCGCTAAATAAGATTCTTGGTGTTGACGGTGGTCCAATGATTACCGACCCAGCATTACAAGAAGCAATTATTAAGGGAACATCTTGGTATCGTGACCAGACAGATACTCAACGCACATACGATTATTACAAAGCCACAAACCCTGGTCAATTTGCTGCTGACTTGCAGTCTAACGCCAGCAACATTGTAAAGCAGTGGTCATCAATGGGTCTTCAAATCGATGCTAAGACAGCGGTTGAATACGCCAACAATATGATGAAGCAAGCCATCATTAAAGATGGCAAGGTGGTTCGCTTTGACCAAGATTATCTAAACAAGATAATGGCTGACTCAATTAAATTTACCAAGACCAACTCGGTAGATGGTCGAGTTGTTTACACTGGTCTAGCTGGAAAGCTAGAAACCATGGCTAGCAAGTTGTATCAAAATGCATGGGATTATGGCTATGCCCAATCAAGTTCAAACGCAAACTTTACTAAGTGGTTTGAAGCAAGCATGAGAGGTCTAGTTGCTGGAACTTTAAATCCAGAAGATGTTGATAATGAATTACAATCTAGAGCAAAGTCATTTGCTCCTGGTCTAGCAAAGTATATTGACCAAGGTCAGACTTTACGTCAAGCAGCAGACCCATGGCTTCAGGCAATTTCTGATACATGGGAAGTAGATATCAACTCTGTTGACCTTAATGATGATTATGTCCAAAGAGCAATTAACTTCCAGGACGAAAAGGGAAACTTCTCAACTATGAACTTGTATGATGCAAAGAAACTTGCACGTCGTAGCGATAAATGGGACACAACCCAAACAGCAAAAGAAGAAAAAACTTCTATTGCTTCACGCATTCTTAAAGACTTTGGATTTTTGGGGTAAATAGATGCCACGATATGACGATTATGTAACCATGCCTTATGACATGTCTATGCCATCAACGATAGAAAACATGCCATATGACACATCTATGCCATCAACGATAGAAAACATGCCATACACTCCATCACTAAAAGATGAAGTAGCTAGCCTTCGACAAGCTATTGATTACGATGCAATTGAAAGACAAAGATTTGCTAACGCTGCAGCTGCTGCAGCTGCAGAACCTGCAGTAACAACTCCAACAAAGTATACAGTTAAACCTGGTGATACTTTATCTGAGATTGCTGCCAACAATAACCTTTCATTACAAGAATTATATGCTTTAAACCCTAAGTTTAAATCCGACCCTAAGTATCAGGGCGGTAACATGATTTGGTCTGGAACAACTGTAAAACTTGGAACTGAAACCAAGCCACCAAAGCCAACTCCAACGCCAACCCCCACACCAACAGATACATCTACGGACACATCTACCACATCCACAGATACATCTACGGATACATCTACCACATCCACAGATACATCTACGGATACTTCAGGAACAACAAGTGGACCAAACACATCAATTGTAGGTGGAGATTGGAGTCCAGGTGCTGGTGGACAAGGACCTGACGCTGCTGCTACAAACGCAATCCTTGACCAGATTAAAGCTTTGACTGAACAGATGGCTCGCATGCAGGAAGCTGCAGCAAAAGAAGCTGGTAAGCCAAAGGTTGTTGGAACTAGAACCAGACGTAAAA